ATACACGCACTGCCCCGGAACCGTTGAAACTATTCGAAACACCGATACGGAATTTCAACTGCGTACTTGAACCGGAGAGCTGGCGAATATCGGCCCCCAACGCCGGGAAGGTGAGCTCAAAGCGGGAATAAGCCCCGGCAAAGCTGGCGTACTCGGAGAGCTCCAAACCCTGCAGAGCGTATGCCGGCAATGAATCCTCTGCGGCATTGCATACCATGCTGTAGAGCTCGGGATTCTGTGCGATGCCATAGGCTTTGCCCACAATGCCCAAGGCGTCGCCGCTATCAGTGCGACGAATGACAGAGCCGATCTTTTCAGGGATGCGCTGAGCTGTGCCCGTTTCGTGATTGCGCATATAGACCGGCTCTGCGTTTGCCGTAAATCCGAGCTTGCTGAGTGCTGGAAAATCTACAGCGTGAAGGCGTACCGGTGCGCCGGTGTTGAAAGTATCAATGTTATTTTGTGCGTTCATTTTAAAAAGTCCTTTTGCTAGTGAATGATCAAGCGCCACAGGCCGGGTAGCCGTAGGCCTTGAAATAAGCGCGGCTGATGTTGCGCTGTACTGTCTTCGGGAGCTCGGCCCACAGCTCCAATGCTCTATTGAATACGCGCTCGCCTTTTGGCGTTTCATCGGCACCAGAGTTGACCAATTGATGATAGGCCCGATCGGCGAGCAAGTAGGCCCCGGCCGTTTTCAAATGCTTAGCCGGTACGGTTTCAATGATTGCGTTAAACATAACGTTTACCTCTTTTTGCTAGTGAAGGCCCGAGCCACCACGGCCCGAGCTCTGGCGTAGATTACTGCGGCCAGATTAAAAGTGCAAGTATTAGTGCTGCAGTTAGTGTCACAAGGTGGCCATCCATTGCAGCACGTGATACCAGAACACAGCGAACCCAAGGCCCAAGTATAAGGCTCTCATACTATGCTGCCCGTGAAATCACGGCCCCGGCATGCTTTTTGCCAGCTCCGTGAACGACAGCCGCGATGCTTTTCGCTGCAATTGAGGCCCCGGCGCATAGCGTGCAATTCTCGCACGTTGTTTTCCGGCCGCCTTCGTCCGTAGCCGGGCAAATAATCTCCCGGCCTTTCTTTACTTCGGAGACGTCGGAAACGATGCGGAACGTTCGGAACCCATCGGCCCATGCTTTGCGGGCCTGTTGGATAGTGTCAGCCGATACCATACAAAACCGGCCGAATACTCTAGAGCGGGCCTTACCGGCGAAGGCCTCCCCGGCCTGATGCGTGTATCCCGTCCACGATTCAGCGCGTGCCAGTAATGAATCCCAAACACTCTGCGGGATGGCCATAGGATCGCCATAGGCCCCGGCCCGTATTTTTTGCCCGGCCCCATAGTCGGCCAGCATTTCGGCGGGCACTGCTGGATATCCTCCGGAGCGGAAACGTTTATAGACTGCGGCCGGAGCTTGGCCGATTTGCACGTAACAGCCGCGCTTTTCTGCTAGGCCTTTATCCTTTCCGGGAGCTGCAGTGCCCCGTAGCGGACAATTGCCACAAATAGAAAAATCGGCCCCGGTACGATTTGCCGTTATGGGGTCAACATCGGCCCGGAGTATCCATGTTTGAAGCATGGCCCCGGTTTTGTTGTTAGAGCTGCCCACTGTGGCCACCATTACAACGGGCTTGCCGTCTATCATGCTAGGGCCCGAATACAGTACAGCGCTGCGGATATCTCCGCTTTTCTTAAATGCTCTCATTTTTTGAGTCCTCATTTTGCTAGTGAAAACTCCAGCCACCACAGCCGGAGCGTTTCGCAGTGTGCCCGCTTAGGGCCTTAATTGCAAGCGTTTGGCGACACTATTTGTCGCATTAATGAGACATTAATTAAATGCGCGCATGTGCGCCCGTATATATATTATTAGTGATAGGGCATTAATAAAACCACTAACAACGGGAGTTGTATTATGTTTTGACGCGCAGGTTAAATTTTTTTATTGTGGCTCGTGCTGACACCAGCCAGCACACCAACGATGGAGGGACTATGAGATTAACTAATTTCGAGGCAGCCGAGCTGGGTGAGGCCCTACTTAATGCTGCAGAGCGTGCTGCAGAGGACAACAAACCTATCGGCATCATTTGTGTTAATGGCTTGATGATCTGCATACCTGATAACAACGACACAAGATGTAGGATGGAGGTAGACCCTCCTCCGTGTGTCGTTGAGGCTAATTTTGGGGCTAAGGAGGAGGATAAAGACGTCTCATAGGCCCTTTTTTATGGGCTCATGGGCGCAGAACAAAAAAATACCCCCCGGAGCGTGTTAGCGGGTGGTTAATCCGCACTCCGAGGGGCGTCCTCACTAGCAATGAGGCAGGAACACAGTAGACCAAAGGGGAACAAGAGTCTACTGATAGGGACGCCGACAGCCTAGAGGGGTGTGCTATCGACTTTGCAAAGTCTACTCTTAGTGTCACAGTAGGTCAATAGCTACATACACACTTGACGCGCAGATCTTTCTTTATTAGTGTCACAGCTGGTTCCCATAACTAGCGAGGCACGTAACATTATGAAAATTAAGTATTTATTCCGCAGAACACGTGCGGATGGACAAACAGTTTGGGCGATTAACCCTCCCAAACACGTACGAGAGACCATCGGAGCGGCCTACCAACAGTTCGATAGCCGTGAAGATGCAGCCAAGTATTCGATTGAAGTCTCTGAAGCCTACTCAGACTACAAGAGAGGCATTCACAGGCAGCTGAAGGTCAATCAAGACACGGTGGATGGTCTGATTGCGTTCTACAAGAGCACCTCAGAGTGGAAGAAACTCTCGTATAACAGCAAAGTTCACTATGACCTTGTGATCAACACAGCTCGTAAGATGAGGATTGGCACTGCGAACATCAATTTCACGGAAATGATGGTCAAGAATGTAACTCCAACGCATGCAGACAAGCTCTACCAGACGATTTCGGGTGAGATCTCTAACCATAGAGCTTCACATACCTGCAAAGTGCTGCGGAAGGTTTGGTATGTAGGCAAGAGACACGGCCTCGTACAGTTCAATCCCTTTGAAAGAATGGGCCTGAAGGGCCTAGAAGACCGTGTAGTGCTGTGGGAGCCTGAACAGGTTGCCAAGTTCATAGAGACAGCGGATGCCATGAATATGCGCAGCATCGGTACCCTAGCCCTCCTGTGCTACGACCTCTGTCAGAGACCCGGAGACATGCGCCAACTGCGCTGGAGCCAGTATAAAGAGGGTACCTTCACTTTCTCACAGGAGAAGACCAATACCGAGGTGTCCATACCAGCCTCTCCAAGGCTTCAGGAGCGTCTCAGAGAGGTCTACAGCATGGGTGGTAGCGCCTATGAGGAGATCGTCGTCTGTGAGGCCACTAGGAAGCCCTACGACAGGCGTTTGTATGCGAAATGGGCTGTTAAGGTACGGAATCACGCTAAATTGCCCTCTACATTGCAGTTGAGAGACCTCCGCCGTACTGGAGCAACGGAGATGGCTGAGGCTGGCTGTACTGAGGATGAGCTCAGGTCAGTCACAGGGCACCAGAGCCGTGATGTACTCAGTATCTACGTCCGTCCGACTAAGAAACTGGCGATTGCTGGTATCAACAAGAGGTTCCAGAACAATGGCTAGACCAATGTATGAGTGTAGTGAGGATTGGAAGAAGGAGAGAGCGGCCATTTCAGTGCTGGAAGAGCACTTTAAGGCTATCGGCTTCAAGCTACCGATCAGCTACGGCGTAGATTACGCCTTAGTGGGCAAGGGAGACCGCATCCTTGCCTTTTTTGAAGTAAAAAGTCGTTGCAATCACAGTGATAGGTATGAGAGTCTCTTCATCTCAGCCCTGAAGCGTATGAAAGCGTTAGAGTTATCCGCTGCGACAGGAAGGCCCTGCTACATACTGGCGGGATATACAGACGGTATATACCTCGTCAATTTTGATGAGAAGCCTTCCAAGACTACGCTTGCTGGCAGGACTGATCGAGGAGATTCAGCAGACATGGAGCCTTGCGTTCACTACAGCAAGGAACAGATGAAGCTGATCTCCAACATCAACGTACATGAATTGATACAGGGGATTGCAGCATGAGTGAGCAAACTAATTTTGATATCTGGGCCGGTTACGGTGACGTGGACTCTGCCTTCATCGCTATGTGTGATGCAATGGAGGTTCCACCGACTGGGCCGTTCAGGAAAGCACTGTTTGATGTGTTTGAGATTGGCTACAACATCGGGTGTCTACACACTGCCCGTATCGTTGTAGAAGATGCAGCAGAAGAGCGAGAGGCTGCATAAGGTGTCTAAATCTGTCCGACCACAACCTTTTTACTTCGTGCGTTCTCAGGCAGTGGAAGGATAGATCTTGCGTGTGGTGGGCCCCGCCACTAAGACAAAAAGGGGCAACTACTTCGTGCTATAGCAAGTGTCATAGCAGGGAAGTGCAAACAAATATCAACACATACAAAAAGACCGGCCGAAGCCGGTTTTTTATTGTTTGTTTAGAGGAAGTTGGTTGCGGGAGTAGGATTTGAACCTACGACCTTCAGGGTATGCACTTATTAAGCCTTTTCAGTGACTTACAAGGTACCGAATGTAGTTGGCGTCATACCTAGTGCTATTATTAGTGTCATATTTATGCACTAGCTATTGACGAATCTGAATTCTCATGGTAAAAAAGCGAGGCCGCTCCGGGGCCGAGCCCCCCTATAGGGAACAAGAAGGGTGTATGTTCAATAGAAGCGAACAGCTAGAGATCCTGAACAAGATCAAGATCAAGGACAATGAGACCAAGAGGATCAACTGTCCTTTCTGTGGTGGTAAGTACACCTTCACCCTCTCCAAGAGAGATGGTGGCCTAGTCTGGAACTGCTACAAGGCGAGCTGTTCTACCCGTGGAGGGACACGAGTTGATCGTTCCTTGTCCTCGATCAAAGACAAGCTATCGAAAGCCAGCGTAAAAGAGATTCGTAAGCAGCTCCCGCTTCCAGCAATGACATCTGATCCACGTAAGCATCCAGAGGTCATGCACTACTTGGAGACCGTACACGTCTCTGCAGCATTCCTTCGTGGTGATGTAGAGGTTCGATACGATCCAAAGGAACATCGGGTGCTGTTCTACATGAATAATGGCACCGGATGCGTAGGGAGAAGTCTCTATCCGAATGCAAAGCCTAAGTGGAAAGCCTTTGGTGATACCTCGGGTATCTTCACTTGTGGCTCAGGTAGTACCGGTGTTGTCGTAGAAGATGCAGCCTCAGCTTGCGCAATAAGTGTGCTAAGTGACACTACTGGTGTCGCTTTATTAGGCACAAACATAAGTCCGTTACAAAAAGTTCAACTAAGATCCTTTAAACGCCTTATTATTTCCCTTGACAAGGACGCAAGTAAGAAGGCAATTATGTTATTACGCAAACTGAACGGGTTCGTGCCGACCACCATCAAGTTCCTGCAAGAGGACGCCAAGTGGTTGGAACCCGTCGAATTAGAGGGTCTTTTTGATGAAAGCACGAGGAATTGTCATTATTGACTATGAGCTACCGGGAGGGTTCATAGAGGCAGCAGAAGAGCAACAGAAACTACAGAAGCTGGTCGATGAATTAGTCCGAGGTAACCCACGAGTCATATACCATGAGGTGGACGTCCGTGAGCGGAGGGGAAACCAGAAGCCTGACCTAAAGAAGATGAAGATAAGGATCAGTTAACGGGAGAGAGGCAGAAGGCGGCATCTATTATTACTAGAACCATGTCTAAGCCTAAGTTACTGATCTAGAACGACTACTCTAACACGCACACCTCGTATCTACGTAGAAAGCCCCAGCGTTTTGCTAGGGCTTTTTTTATTGCGGCCTGCGGCCTGCATACTCAGTAGAGTTAGCGTGACTGCCTTAACCATTTTGTTCGTGCTTGTATTAGTGTCACAACTGGAGTACAGTTGGGCGTTCCTTAAACACGCACTGAGCACTAGCAAATGGATAATCAGCTACTCAAAGCATTATTAATCAATGACTTTTACCTTAAAAACAAAGCGAATCTCTCCCGCCAACTTTTTGAAGATGAGCATCAAGACCTCTACGACGTCATCGTAGAAGCCCAAGACAAATTCCAACATGACTTGAACAGCTACGAGGTACATGCCCTGTGGCTCAAGGCCAATCCCGTAGCTACTCGTGCTGAGAAGGAGGCCATCAAGTCCATCATCGAAGACATCGATGAGATCCCTCCCCTTTCCCAAGACGTAGCTACAGAGGTGCTGAAAGACCTGTGGAAGCGCTTCATTGGCCAGAAGGTAGCCAACCTCGGCATTGAGATCAGTGAAGGCAACGACACTGCGATGGAGCGTCTGGATAAGCTACTGGAGCGTAGCAAAGATGGCTTCATGCCGGACGACTTCGGTGAGCCTACAACGACTGACATTGAAGAGCTCCTCGCTGTCACCAGTGATGATGCCCGTTGGCAGTTCAACATCGAGACACTGAGCCGTCAGGTCTACGGCATAGGCCCCGGGGAGTTTGGTGTCGTATTCGCACTACCGGAGACAGGTAAGTCTGCCTTCGTCGTAAGCCTATGCGCTGGGCCTAATGGTTTCTGTCAGCAAGGGGCAAAGGTGCTCTACCTCGGTAATGAGGAGAAGACCTCCCGTACTATGCTCCGTGCCATGCAGGCATGGTCTGGCATGAACAAGGATGCGATCATCAAAGATCCTCGCTCTGCCCGTACCAAGTTCCTCGCTATCGAAGATCGCCTGATCATGAATGACATTCAGGATTGGGATCTGACTAAGATCGAAGCCTACATCTCCGCACAGAAACCGGATGTGTTGGTTATTGACCAAGGCGATAAGGTACACATTTCAGGAAACTACAGTGCCTCCCACGAAAGACTTCGTGAGTTGTACCGCTCCCTCCGTGAGGTTGCGAAGCGTTACAACTGCGCACTGCTTACTGTCTCTCAAGCCAGTGCAGACGCCAAAGGACGCACACGTCTTTCACCCTTCGACATGGAAGGATCGAAGATTGGTAAGGCGGCTGAGACTGATCTGATCATTGGCATAGGTAAGCATGAAGCTGGGGATGTCGATGACAGTGAGCCGGATACCACTCGCTACCTGACCGTATCCAAAAACAAGCTGTCCGGCTGGCACGGCACAATCATCTGCAACATTCAGCCGGAGATTTCTCGGTACGTCGCGTAAGGGGTGCGCAATAATGAAAATAATTATCGTAGACTTAGAAACAACGGTTCAAGATAACCAAGGATCTAAAGACAACAGTCCGTATAATCCTAAGAACCGGATCGTATCCGCTCATTGGCAGACCATCGAAGATGGAAAAGCTACTGGCGTACATAACAGGGTTTTCTTCCACAATGAGAAGGCTACCCCGGACTCTCCACAAGACTTGATCGATGATCTACAGACATCGGATTTGCTGGTTGCACATAATGCCAAGTTCGATGTTTCGTATCTGCTAGAAGCAGGCTTTCCGCTACCACCAACTGTCTGGTGTACGATGATTGGCGAGTACATTCTTGCCAAGGCCCAGCGCAAAGG